TTCTAAGCCGTAGGTCACAGGTTCGAATCCTGTAGGGCGTACCATTTAAAATCAAACACTTACACTCATTTTAAATTCTCTACTTTTCTTAAGTGGGACGTATTTGGGACGCAAGTGCCAAAAATACTGTCTATTTGCTTTGCGTGTTCAGTTAAATGATTAGGCGCTAGGTGAGCATACCTTCTAACCATATCAACTGATTCCCATCCGCCCATTTCTTGTAATACTGAAAGCGGAACTCCGGACTGAATTAACCAGCTCGCCCATGTGTGGCGCAGATCATGAAAGCGGAAGTTTTCTATTCCTGCTCTTTTTAACGCTGCTCTCCATGCTGTGTTAGAATCAACTCGCATTTTTCTAACGCTTGGCGTTAATGTTCCGTCTGGTCTCTTCTTTGATTCAGTATGAACAAATACCCACTTGTGATGGTTTCCTATTTGCTCCTTAAGAACCTGACAAGCAGTGTCATTTAAAGCAACACCAATTGCTTGGCCTGATTTGCTATCCTCTGGGTTTATCCATGCAACTTTCCTTTGCATATCAATTTGACTCCACTCTAAATTGATAATATTGGATCGCCTTAATCCAGTGGCCAATGCAAATGTAACTACGGATTTCAGTGGTTCAGGGCATTCTTGAATCAGTCTTTTAGCTTCATGATGTTCTAACCACCGAACCCGCTTTTCTCTGATTGTTGGAACTTTGATAACGGGAGATTTTTCTAACCATTTCCAGTCACGTTCAGCAGCTCTTAACAGAGATTTCATGATGGCGAGATGCTTTGCTTTGGTTGCGTTACTGACAGGGACATCAGTAAATGCGGGGATTTCCTTTCCCTTTCTTTTAGCTGATTCCACTTGTTTTTCCCATCTCTCCCTTGCTTTTCTGTTTACCATCTTATTGATAACGGAATATATTTTTGCTTCTGTAATATCCTTAAGTCGGTAACCTTCAAAGTGATCTAACCAAAAAGAAAGCCGACCTTTATCGTCATCCAGTGATTTTTTGTCTGCTTTCTCTTCAATCCATCGAACTATAGCTTCCTCAAAAGTAACATCAGGGAAGTCACCAAGACGCTCTATGCGCCATAACTCGACCTTTCTTGTGTCGTGCAACTCCTGCGCGAGCTTCTTGTCCTCTGTGCCAAGAGATTCCTTGATTCTTTTACCGCTTGGCGTCGTGTAGTTTCCGTACCATATTTTACCTCTTCTGAATAAAGACATGATTTTCCCTCTCGTGTCTCACCAGCGTTCACTGGTATATTGTGAATTGATTTATTAGCTGCCGCAATACACGCAGCTCTCGTAAATAGGTATGGCGAGTTTTTCTTTGATGGGTCCTTTCTTGTGTATGCAATCAATCCTAGCTTGCACCAACGAGAGAGAGTGTCTTCTGATATACCAATATATGCGGCAGCTTCTTTTCTTGGCATGGTCATCCCTTCCATTTTACCCTCCTATCCATTCTTCCGTTTATATTGCTCATGGTCATCGCCGCAATCTTTACTGCAGTATGCGCTATTAGGTGCTACCGGTTCTTGGTGACACCAGATACACATTCCGCTATATGATTTAATTGCTGCCTTGCGATTTGATAATGACACTTGAATATATAGTTCGTTTGTTTCATTTGCTGAGTCGATAATGTCCATAATTCACCTATATTAATTGAATACTTTCTTCCGCTTGGTCGCCATATACATCCCAATCACCGTATTTCTCACGAGCGAATAATTCGAGTCGAGGAACATCTCCGTATAATTCCTCTAAACGATGATGTATTTCTTTTGGTTTCTCGCTATGCTCACCTAAGCACGAATAAATAACTTGCCTCACACTTGCAGACTTACGAAGTAATCCATTTCCTCGAGTGGCTATTAAACACATTTCGACATTTTGACGGGTATAATTACCGCAATTAATTTTCGTCTCATTGTTTAATATTTCCATGAAGTCAAAGAAATCTTCTGGTGGTTTTTTATTTATTCTATCTCCTGCATTTTTATTTAATTTAACCCATGCGAACCCGAACATGTTTTTAACTTTAAAATCCCACGCTTCGGCTAATTTGATTGCTTCGAGTGCAAAGTTGCCTGTGTACCACATACAGAGTACAGCGTTATCAGAGGAATATTCAGGGACTTTAATTCGGGTGAGTTTGTGAAATCGAGTGGTATTGTAATGATTATCTGCTGCGCCATTTGAAGATTTGTTATTGTAAGACCATGGCGGATCACACAATATCAAGTCATACTTTTTCATTCTCCGCTCCACTATCACCTATATTAAACGGTAGTCCATCTGCTTCCATTGGCTTTATATTGGTAAATTTACATGGAAATAGCATTCCATCAAATTCATTAGCCATCGTTAATGCTTGCTTTGCTTGTAATGCGATAATGTGTTTAGGAAGCACTATTTGATATGTAATACCATCAATTAATACTAACGTCGTCATTGCTTGAACTTGTTTCATATCTCGCCCATTTCTATTTTTGCCAATTTATTTAACACCCTATCTCTCCTATATTTAGGAGCTTCAGGTTCATTCTTTTTATTTCCATGCCTACCACTGAAACAGTAATTAACAATTATTCTGCAGTGTTCGTTATAACTAGACTCTATTAGGTCATCCATCGTTGATAGCTTTTTCACCTGAGCACCTCACCACAAACAACTTCAACATTCCTCACTGACATTAAATATTCAGCACGTTTATTGCATTCCGATTGCGTGTATATATCTTCCGTTACAGGCACAGCAGAACCCTGTATTAGCATGAGTAATACATATCCGATTATTTGCATGGTTATTTAATCTAATTTATAGAGCGGTATATTTATTTTTTCACTTCTTTCTTCATTGAGATGTGTATATCCATACTCCTTTATATTATCAAAACTGCTTTCCATGATATAACCAACAGGCTTTAAATCGGTTATTCTCTCCAGCTCATCACACAATGCAATAATGACCTTCTTTTCAGGTTCTTTATTATCTGCAATCATGCCTTTGGTGTAATCAATTAACACTTGAAGTTCATTTTTATTCATCTTTTATTTTCACTCCATTACTGATTAATTCGTCATGAATATCGCTTATTGCAGTGTTATACCCGTCGTAAAAGTTAGGACTCCCCGAATCTTCAGGGTTAGGCTCTGGTAATTCAATCTCCAAACTCTCGCGTGATGCTTCCCAGCTAATCCACATTAAATCTACATATTGGTCAGCGTAATTTAATCCGTTATTTGCTTTTTCAAATTTATTATTTATTTCTGCATCATCCATGTGAAACTTAATAAACTCTTCAAACTGCTGTCTTGATTTATCCATCACTCCACCTTACTCCTCTGTCTTCACATACCAATCAACAAGATTATCAATTGCAGTATTGATATATCCTGATTGCTCTTCTTCGGTTAATTTATCCCATTCGTCCTCAGTAATACCCAGCCCACATTCAGAGTCAGATCCAACCTTGTTTGTTCTTGCAACTAAAACCATCTGCTTACTCATTTATTCCACCTTATTTACTGAAAACACTGGGTCAAACTCACGCTCAACTTCAAACGTGCCAAGATATTGGTCGTCAATCCATAACATGAATAACAACGGCCATTGATCCTCCCATCCATCACAGTCAGCGTGATAATATTCTGCACATGCTTCAATACATGAATCGAGGTCATCATCAGCACTGAAGTTATGATCATCTGGTAATTCATAGAGGTTATCTTCACTAATTCCTGACGGGTCTTCGCCTTTACCGCCTGTTATATAAAACTGAACTATTGCCATTATTCATTCCTCTTATTGCATCCCTGCGAGTTAAATTATTTCAGCTGAATAGCGCCTTCTTCTGGATATTCAGTGCAGTAAAAAACAGGTTTTGACTTATCGAAGCAGTCTAAATTATGCTCATCATCTAGCGTGTATTCAGTTTCGTCATCAATGTCTAAACCGTGTGTGTCTACCTTTAAGCCAGCAAAATCAGCCATAGCTATTAATTGATTAGTTGTTAATGTAATAGTCATATCTATCTCCTGTTTGCATCCTTGCACTGAGCCCTATAATTAAACGTATGGCTTAATATCAAATTGCTTGAACCATTCTTTTATTTCGGCGTATTGTTCATAACTAATTCCAATATCTTCCCGCCATTCTTCAAATGAATTTCGGGCGGCGTCTTTAGTTAAATAATAAATAAAATCCTGCAATTTCTCAGGTGTGTTCATGGTTATATCCTTTGGTTAAATCACATAAATAGCGTGGCGTGGGTAGGGGAGTCCGATAGGGGCGAAGGGGATGTCGTCATCGAAATCCATCGGAGGCTCACTTTGCGGTGTTTGTTGTTTAGGTTGTTGTTGCGGTTGCTGAGGTTGTCCCCAACCGCCTTGGCCTTGTGAAGGTACATTATCTTGACCACCACGGCCACCTAGCATCTGCATTGCTCCGCCAATATTGACCACTACTTCCGTTGTATATCGGTCTTGTCCGCTTTGGTCTTGCCATTTTCTGGTTTGCAGTGAGCCCTCGATATATACCTGACTTCCTTTTCTCAGATATTCACCTGCAATTTCGGCTAATTTTCCGAAGATGCATACTCGATGCCACTCAGTTTTTTCTTTTATTTCACCGGTTTGTTTATCGCGCCACGATTCCGATGTGGCCAATGTGAGATTTGCAACAGCGCCACCACTCGGCATGTACCGAATTTCAGGGTCCTGCCCCAAATGACCAATGAGAATACATTTATTCACGCCTTTACTTGCCATTATGTGTTCTCCATATCTGATTTATGGCTCTTGTAAACAACCTCTAGCTTCTCAAGATTTTCATCATCTCCTGAAAATTTATTTTTAAGCCACTGATATGATTTTTCGAAATGTTCTGGTGACATCTCGTTTAATTTTGATGTGAAATCGGCAAGCATCATTTGGTTTGTCAGTAGTTTTTTAACTCTATGCTCTGAGCGCTTACCTCTTGAAACAGAAAGCATCATTGAAAAATCAGATTCAATATCACTCATTGCATAAACTTTTATACCGCCAACAGCTACGCCCCCAAACTTAACGGATGGATCTCCAATTATTGTTAAAGATTTTCCAACCCAGTCATGTCCGTTATTTCCCCATCCGCCAATAAGAACCCTTCGCATAGATTTAGATGGTTTGTATGGTCTGCCGTCATAACCTACTAAGTCGATAAAAACAGGCTGATCTCTTGTTCCTTCGCGAACAGATTTAATAACGGCTGTAATCGGTGTGGTTTGAACATCTTCAAAGTTAATCTGATCTGACTTTGGGATGATTGTGCGTGATAAGTCCATTAGAGAAATACCTCATCATCTAAGTATTCATCATCGAATAAGTAATTAGGAACATTGATTTCACTTGATGGCAGAACTATTCCTTCTGTTCGCATCGCTTCGTCATCAATGCATTCTTTAATTTTGCGTAATGCTTCGTGCATTTGCTTATAGCCAAGTTCCAGCGATTCCGTGCCGATGTAATACATGCAGTTGGTATAAGGTGGTTTATTTTGAAGTGCAAAGAAGCAAAACTGGTCTAACTCAATCCCTGTGGTTAGCTTTAAGACGTACAGATAAAAGGCTGCTTGAATATGGTAGCGATATTTACCAAATGCCTGACTAAAACCTCGCTCTGTCGCATCCATGCAACTCTTTACATCAAGCGGGTAAGAGTGTGAGTCTGATAATCTATCGAACCGACATTTAAGTCTTAAGCCAGTAATCGGGCAGGTGGCAAACATCGATACTTCCGACTTTCCTTTTGCCGCCATGTAATCCATAAAATCGGTATTCATCAGTGCTGACTCAATCATATTGTTGATTGTTTCAACTTCGCCATTAATCAGAATATTGTCGGCGTTGTAGATTTTCGCCAATTCCTTATATTCCTTGGATGCGCGAGTTTTTATTTCTGGTTCAAGTATGAAATCCCTTTCAAATACTTCAGGTTCCAGTAATGCCGCATGAATTGCCGTTCCAATCTGTGCCGATTTACTTCCTTTAAATGGGTTAAAATACAGATTGGCAGGGCTAACACTAATAGCTTTGACTGACGTTGAGCCTATCGCATCATCCTTGTGATAGTTCTCATTGCTTAAGTGATAGTAGACTCCATCTTTCATCCTAAAGCCTCTTTATCTATCCCGATCTGAATAGCTGTTCTAATTCCGCCTAAAACGGCATCCAGCGCCTGGGGGCTAATTTCAAATACAGGATTTAACTTCCTTGCTAAATCCATACATAACAGTTCTTCTGGTAGGCTATCCATAACCTCATCAACTGATATTTTCTCTTCCTGAGAATTAACAAACACTTCTCGTTCCATTTGGCGTTCGTACCAGTCGTTTCTGAGTCCGTAGGTGTTGGTAATCACGCAACCCTCCTTGGGTTAGAAACACGTAATATCCTGTTAATAAAGGCTTCCTTTCCTATCGCATTGATAATCCTTTCAAGCGATTCATCATCACAATCGAGCACATATTCCATTGCCTCAACTGGGTCAATTTCCGTTAATTTAGCCAACTCACTGAAACTTCCTGTCTCAATCTGAACCTGACTAACATCATCAAAATCAATCACGACTTTCCCGTCGCTATTAACTCTCATTCCGTAAGAGTATCTGAAGGCTATTTTCATAAACCCTCCTGATAGCTTTCTTTGAGTAATTCCATTGCTAACCACCAGATATCCTCACATTTCTGGCGAATAGCTACCTGCGCCTGAGCTTGCGCCAGACGGAAAATATCTTGGTTAATTTTCATAATTTACCTTGCGATAATTAGACTTAATGAAATGACTGCGAATAGAAGTAGGGCGCTGAATATAGTGTCTATGTTCATGCGAAATTCTCACTATTGAGATAGCGATTGTTATTTAGGTTCTGGTGTTGGTGTGGTGGGTTACTGCTGAGGTATTTCTTTGATATCTAATTCCGTGATATTGGCTTTTGCTCCAATTACTGCCCATAAATAAATATGCTCTGCGCAATCACCTTCATCTTCTGCTTCAATATCCTTTTCCCAAGGCTCGCCATTCCATTTGCAAGTCACTTTGAACATCGGCATGTCATACTCCCTCCGTTATTAAAGAAATAGCAAGTTAAGCAAGCCAACAGTAACGCCAACTATAATTGCCAGTCCTGCAAATGCGCTATACGTCCACTTCATTGAAGTTTTTAACGGAACCTCTCTGCCAGCAAAGAGCCATGCAAAGACCGCAGACAATGAAGATACAACAACAAAAAAAACTAATGCCTTTATTGCTACAATTACCATCTCTATCTCCTATCTATTAATCAACTCACCACAGCCCACTAAGCAATAAACTCTGGTTAGTTGCCCATATATCGTCATGGGCTAACGCTATTCAAGCCATGAATAGGATCGGCATAATATTTATTTTTCTCTCAGTTTAGATTTGAACACTTACATAAATCCTCCGATTCAAACGGTACTTAGTAAATATGGCGAGACCGATTTATCGCCTTTGATTTGTTGGTCTAAAAAAGTTATCTCACCACAGCCCACAGAATGGACTGTAATTAGTTAACTGTGCCTGCTTTTAACCACGTCAGGCGAGGTGGTTCTCCTGTACCCCTACAGCGAGAAATCGGCTATAATCCACTTACCCCTACAGAATAAGAGATTATCAACCATGCCGAATTGGATTGAGGCAGTGATTGCCTATTTGAAAAACCAAGTTTCACTGAGGTTTACTATGGTGTGGTTGTTATATCTGGTCAGTCTGTGGTTATTTTTACCTGAATCATTCTTTGATTTTCTTAACGCAAAGCCAATTTTTGGCTCGGTAAATAATATCAATGCTGTTCTTTTTATTATTCCTGTTAGCTTCTTTCTTTCAGATATAACAAAAAGAATATATTTATTAACTTTTGGTATAATTAATTCCGTAAAGTTAAAATCAATAAAGCGTAATAATCAGCACAAAATATCATTTGTTATTTCAAGCCTTTCTGAGGATGAAAAGGATTACCTAGCCATGTTCATTGACACTGGCAAGGAGTTTCTAGGTGGAAAGAGAAATGACCCTGTTATTAACTCGCTGTTGGATAAAGACATTCTCCATGATTCGTCAAAACATTTGAGTATGAGGCATACTAATGAGTTTATAATTAATCCCGATTATTACTCAGAATGCGTTAGGCAATTCACTGGACGCCTTGATGACTAAGCCCATCCGTGGGCTTTATCTCGCCGTAACCCCGAACTCACTGCTCGGCTGTTTTTTCAGTTTTAATGTTTTGCGTGTATCTGGTTCTGATTTGAGACTTAACACCAAGCTTGCCAGTACATCTGTTTCATCAACTGGCTTAATGATTGAATCCCAAATTTCTTCCACTGAGCGACTTTTTTGTTTAGCTTTTAACTCATTACGTTGCTTGTAGTATTCTCCGTTGCGTTTGTATCTACGCATCTTTAAATTATCTTTAGCTGGTAAAAAAGTAATAGTTGCCATATTTGCCTCCTAAGTGATCTTTGGTGGTGATGCCGAATGCCTCCGGTAGCTGTCTTTCGCCCACAAGGCGACTGCTTGTCTTTTTGACCATCACCCCAAAAACCACTCAGTGGTTGCTCGGAGACGTTCCTCTGAGCGGGTTCCTAATTGTAAAAGAGCGAACTTCCTGTTTATCTATGGCTCCTTGCCTTCGATGTGATAAATATAACCAGCGGTGATTTATAAGTCAACACCGCAGGTGATAATAATATAACTTGCGGTGTTAATTTATTGTATTTTCAGATAATTTATTTTCAAAAAAATCTCAGATTGGAATGCAGATCACTTCTTTGGCAGGGAGAGGGCACAAAAAAGCCCTCGCGGGGAGGGCTAGATAAATGGAGTTATCTAAAATTTAATCTACTCATAGCAGAGGATGAGTTATTGAAAATATCAATTGAACCAAAATTATTTTTATCTCCAGAGAATATTTTCTTTTCATCTGGAATGGTTATTTCTTTAATAGATTTATTCTGATTTGCTTTTGCTGTTAACTCTGCTTTTTTTGGGTTTTTCGCTGTCATCTCTTTCTTCCTTAATTTCTTCAACTGGTTGTTGTTCCGATTGAGCTGCCTCTTTTTTTCTTTGTTCTGTCATCTCCCTTATGATAGAGAGATTTAATACAAGACAACTTCTTGATCTTGTTTTGAATTGCTGATTTACAAAAGATACAATATCTGCTTGGGCTTCATCAAGTGGAGGTGATACATTCTTGAAGAGTTTAGAAGCCTCTTTCCTATCAATAACGAATGAATGTGATGGATACCCTGCTACTAATTCGTTCATTGCATTGTCTTGTAGTATATGGTCATATTCGTTCAGCCTTTCGCCATATGACTCAGCAATTTGAACAGCTCGCTGAACCTCACCTAATTTTATTGGATCAAGTTGAGCATATATCTTAGAAAATAGTCCTGTCGTCAAGTTAGATGAAAATTCCGCAGCCATTTTTGCTGTAACACCGAAATTTGATTTCATATCTAACAAGTAGTCTTTAAAAGCTGATTTTGCGAAGTGTTGCAACCCAGATAAAGCTTGATAGTAGTCAAGAGCAGAACTATTTTCGAACATTTCATCTTGTTTCCGCAGCTGAACATCTAGCGGGCCTAGCTCTCCACAATCACCAATTATTAAATTAGTTGCACCAATTGTTATAAGCGTACCAGCACTTTTGCAGTCACTAGGTATTATTATTGTTAATTTTTTATAGTTATGCCTGATAGCTCTTGCAATTCTATAAGCTGCGTTTGGATCACCTCCGTATGTGAGCAAGATAAGTATAGCATCCTTTTCTGGATTTGACTGCCTACATAATGATGTTATTTTTTCATATCCATTCCAGTTTATTGGTCCATTGTAATAAAGTAGGTCATGAGTATCTTTATACGGTAGAGATAGATTTTGAAATACATCAAACATAGATTGGTTATCTGACATTAAAGATATCCTTATTGCTTAACTAAAAACAAAGAATTCTCTATATAGAGAGCCATCCATCTGGTGCTAAAATAAGTTATCTGTTAATATTATTATGTTTAAAACCACACCCTAAAACGTGTCGTCAGGCCATTGTGACTTGATTACCTTACCTATGATTGTACAGTTCCCGTTAATAGGGATCAGGTCATAGCGTGGGTTTAATGGCTCTAAATATGATATTCCACCTTCTCTAATCAATCGTTTGAATGTGAACTCATCATTCAGCAAACGAGCAACACAGAAATCTCCGAACTCTACTTCTTCCTCAGGATCAACCAAGATAAGCATTCCTTCAGGAAAACTTGGCTTCCCTCCTGGTGGTGCTGTCATTGATTGACCTTCAACCTCTAACCAAAAAGCGCGTTCACTGGCTTTCTTAGCCGTAGGGATCCACGACACAGCATCTTTCTGAGTGTATGAGTTAAATTCTGTTGAGAAAGCACCAGCCTGTACTTTTGTGAATAGAGGGTATTGATATTTCTCATCCATGCTTGGTGTTTTTAATGGGCTGACAGCCTTAAACATGCCTCTAATTTCTTTAGCTAGTGATGGGCTAAATTCATCAACGGTAACTTGTAACGCCTCAGCTAACTTTGCTGCGTTTTCTATGTTTAGAGCGTTTACTCCATTCAATAACTGAGCAACAGCGCTCTGCCCCATGCCGATTGAATCGCCTAGGGTTTCTTGTGATAAGCCAAGCTCTTTCTTTTTTGTCTCAAAGATATTTTTCAGGCGAAGAGCATCAGCTTTTTGTTCTTCTGTGATCGGTTTCTTTTTCATACTGCAATTTTATTACCAAATGGAATATTTACCAATCACCGCAGGTGTTGACTATTTTATCACTTGCGGTGATAATAATTAAAAAAGGAGAAACTATGGAAAGAGTACCATTAACTAAATTTGCTACTGAGCTAGGACAACACAAAACAGCTGAATTGTTAGGTGTTAGGCAAAGTGCGATAAGTAAAGCAATTTTAAAAAAACGAAATATTTTCGTTATCAGAAAACAAGATGGAACAGTTGAAGCTGAAGAAGTTAAACCGTTCCCATCAGGTAAATAAGTATCACCAGCTCTTTAACATCGCTAGACCGCTCAGAGGAACGTCTCCGAGCAAACAATCCGCTCATATGGAATGAGCCACGGATCATTACTGCTGTTCCCAATATGGGAAGTAATCTAAGAAGGAATTTAACAAATGGAATTATCAAACGAACGCAAATTTCGAGAAATCGAATCAAAAATCATGAAAGGGATACTTGTTACTGGCGCTAGAGAAGTAGCGAAAAGGACGGGTATTCACGAATCACAAATATCACGCTGGCAATCACCACAATCTAAAACGCAATTAAGCTTCATACAACGTTGTGCAAGGCTTTTAGTTGCTATTGGGTATGAGACACCGGATGACACAGTGATATTGCAAGGTGATGAGGCTAGAGCGTTAATTCAAATGCTTGAGCATATCAAAGCACCAAAAAGAAAAGCCCCAGCGGACACTGAGGCTTCTCAACAAATGGACTTAACCATTTAGACTAACAAATACACTGTATCAATAACCAGTATTAAAGGGAAGCTGATTTTTAGCTTTCCTTTGGTCATTAATAAATCAATGAGGTCATTATGAATCAATTGAATAACTTAGTAAATACTGGCGAACCAACGATGAGTAGTTTAGAAATTTCAGAGTTGGTTGAGTCAAGGCATGACAAGGTTAAACAATCAATCGAACGCCTTGCAAAACGAGGTGTTATCAAACTCCCCCCAATGGGGGAAGTTAAAAATCACTTAAACCAGACGGTTTCTGTATATCAAATTAACAAGAGAGATAGTTACGTTATTGTTGCTCAGCTATCACCTGAATTTACAGCAAGACTAGTTGATAGATGGCAAGAGCTAGAATCAAAACAATCTCTCATTCCTCAGTCTCTACCAGAAGCTTTACGCCTCGCTGCTGACTTAGCAGAGCAAAAACAAATAGCAGAGCAGAAATTAGCAATTGCAGCGCCTAAAGCTGAATTTGTTGATCGGTATGTTCAAGCAACTGGCTTACTGGGTTTTAGAGAGACAAGTAAATTACTAAAAGTGAAAGAGAACTTCTTTAGAGAGTTTCTACTTTCAAAACGAATTATGTACAAACTGGCTGGAAAATTAACACCTTATTCAGAACATCTTGAAGCAGGGCGTTTTGATGTAAAAACAGGTGAGAATCAAATCAATGGTCACGCATACACACAAGTTAAATTTACCCCTAAAGGTATTCAGTGGATAGCAGGCTTACTGGCTAGAGAGCAATTGGAGGCAGCATGAGCATGATATTAATGGCGAAAGCCATGCAGTTAAAAGTAGGTAATCCATCAAGGAAGCTCGTGTTAATAAAATTAGCTGATAATGCCAACGATAAAGGCGAGTGCTTCCCGTCTTATCAGCATGTGGCAGATCAGTGTGAAATCAGCAGAAGAAGCGTTATTAATCATATTGATGCGTTATGTGAGCAAGGTTTGGTTAGAAAGGTTTATCGCAGTGGAGAAAAAGGTAATTCATCTAATGTGTATAAGTTAAATTTAGATGATCCGATACAGGAGTCACCTAGTGAAAAATCTGCACTAGGTATGGTGAAAGATTTGCACCACCCTAGTGAAAAATCTGCACCACCCCCTAGTGAAAAATCTGCACCCAGAACCAGTCACTCTTTTGAACCAGTCAATGAACCAAAGAAAAAGGGATTTGATGCGAAGAAGGAACCTATCCCTGATTGGTTAGATCGTGAAATTTGGTTCAACTGGATTGATTACAGGAATGAAATCAAAAAACCTTTCAAAACTAAAAAGACCTTTGAGTTACAGGTTAAGTTTTTGCTGGAATGCCTCGAAGAGGGTTATTCACCTGAGGAAATAATTAATCAATCCATAGCTAATGGATGGCAAGGGCTGTTTAAACCTAAAAATAACCATCAGGCAATAACATCACAGCAAGGTAGCTGGAACACGCCGGAGGCATGGAGGGATTTCATTTGAAAACCAATCTAATGGCGGTAATCAATAATCGTGATGCGGGCGCTTTATCCAGAATGTCACAGGGAGATATCACAAAAAAAGTAGTCAATTCAAACGCTGAAAAGATGGTTGACTCACTATTCAAAAGTTTAAAGCAACTATTCCCTGCATCCGTTAGTACCGTTTTTAAAAATGCAAATGATGAAATGGACGCAAAGCGACAATGGATCGCCGCCTTTGCAGAAAATGGAATTACTACCAGAGAGCAACTTCAAAACGGTATGCGACATGCTAGAGCAAGTGATAACCCTTTCTGGCCTGCTGTTGGTCAATTTATCAAGTGGTGCAAGGAAGAAGATTATGTAGCTCTTGGTTTGCCTGACGAGGATCAGCTTTACGAACTCTATCGAGAATACTGCAAAATGCGTGGCTGGCGTGAAATGAAATGGCCATCAAACGCTTGCTACTGGATGGTTACTAAAATTTACTCTGAGATGCGAAGTAAAAGCCTAACGGATAGTGAGGTTAGGAAGCTTTGCACCAATGAATTAAGGGTTATGACGGCAAGAATCAAATCGGGTGAAACTATTCCAGCCCCAGTGCTTCAAGTCGAACACAAGATCACACCAACAAGCCGCAATAAATCACTATCAATAATCGCCAATTTGAAGCAAAAGCACGGCTTCAGATAGCTAAAAGGAATTTAAAAATGATCAAACACAGATTTGGTAAACCTTATGTTAGACGTTTACGTCCTGATGATATCCCTGAATCAGAACAAGCTAAGTGGGCTATTAGCTATATAAATCACCCACAGCATCACTTATCAACGACTAAAGCGTATGCGGTTTGCATGCATGGATTTAAAGGTGTTTTTCAGGTTTGCCTATGCAAGAGATCACTAATGAAGTTAGTAAAAATGACGCAGAGTGAAGCTTAACACGCAAGAGGATTTTTAGATGAACTTACTAACACATACCGTCACCAAGGTTTTAGGTGATCCGGTTCGTCACACTTACAAATCAGATGATGGAACAGAAAATGAATATTACCTAACGCCAGTTGAGTGTGATTGCTGGGGTGATATTTCAAACACAAAAGTAATGACTAATACCTTAGAGCAAGCCAAGGCAATTAAAGTCGGCTACGAGTGGGAATCGTGAGGATTTTTAGATGAAAGGAACAACGTTAACAGAGCTAATCCGCACATGGGAAGGTTACAAGGATATCATTTCTAGGCGAGCTCATATGGCTGCAGGCTACCCTGATAGGAAGCGCTGGCGTGAAATAATGAGAGTTCACAAAAGAAGATTAGTAAGAGGAAAAGCAATAAATAGAGCTCACCGCGTAGCAAAGAAACTGGATCGTCATGAATATTTACAGTGGATGAATGATTTTCGCGGGAAAAAAGGCTTACCTAAAATGATTTACACATTCGGAAATTCAGGCACAGCAAAAAGCCAGAGGGAGGCATCTAATGCAGGGAACTAATTGGGTTAATAGAAATGAGCGAACACCTGATGAAGATGGAAAATATTTTACATTCGGCTCTCATGGTCGGACTACTGCATGGTGGAAAGGCAATATCCAAAAGTTTCAAAATGCTGAATCTGGCGAAAATGAAGGAATGCAAGATATGGATGGTGAAGTTTACATGGTCACGCATTGGATGAATTTACCAGAAAAGCCAGAGCCACCAATGCCAGAGGGTGAATGATGGAATCACCACTTGCACGAATGATTAAGCAACAGGTGTTCGATGCCAATGTCGATAGGCTTGTAGCGCTCAATGATGAGCAGTGGGATTTCATACTGAATGACCAAGATAAATGCGCGTGGGCTGGCGGTCATTACTACGGTCATGATTATCATGAGTGGGATATTCTCATGGCTCACGATATTAAATACGTTCAAACAGGATTGAGAGAGGCATTGATATGAACGAACTCAAGAAATGCCCTGAATGCGAGTCTACAAAAGTTGGTGTCGCCAAAAAACTAAAATACCCAATGTGGTTTGTAATTTGTCATTGTTGTGAATATCGAGGCATGGCGCAACCATCAGAGCAACAAGCCATAGCAGCATGGAACAGGAGAGCTAACAGTGAGTAATGGAATAATACATATCAGCCGTTATCGGATGTATCGGCTCAGATTAAATGACGGGCGATATATTTATATGTCATGGCACCCATATTGCGGTCCTACTATTTTCAAAGATAAATATGAAACCCGATGGATTGAGAATTGGTACGAAGACGAGCAAATAGTTGACGCTGTCAATTGGTTCGTAAACCGAGGGAAGAAAGCATAGGAGGCTAACTTGGAAGCAGATTTTCTCTTCCACGAATCAACCAAAAATACCGCATGGCAACACCTCAAAGAGGTTCTAGCAACAAACCAACCACACCGAATCATTATCAAGCCTTGGAAAAACAAGCGTTCACTATCTCAGAATTCCACTTTTCATTTGTGGTGCTCAGAGATAAGTAAATACCTATGTAAGAACAAAGCCAATTACACACCAGAAACCGTTAAGGAGATGCTTAAGCATACATTCCTAGGTTACGAGGTGGTCGATATGGTTGACGTTACTACACAGCTTACAGAGCGCGTAAGGACACTTCGGAAAACATCAAAACTTGATACAGGTGAAATGTTCCACTTCATGGAGCAGGTTGAGCGCTGGGCGGTAGGTATAGGTTGTTTCGTGACGATACCTGATAACAGTGAGTATATGAAATTGAAAAGGAAGCAAGACGAATGACAGACAACGTAAATAACCCACCACACTATGCATCAGGTGACATTGAGTGCATTGATGCCATAAAAGCCAGCATGACCAAGGAGGCGTTTCTAGGCTACCTCAAAGGCAATATTCAAAAGTACGTCTGGCGATACGAAAAGAAAATTAATCCAGTCGAAGATTTGAAAAAGGCTCGTTGGTATATGACTCGGTTGGTGAGTGAATTGGAGACTGATAAATGACGCCAGAAGAAAAGTTAAAGCAATATGACGAGAAGTTAGAAGAGGCTCAGAAATTGGTTCGATTTATCGAAGAAAGTCGCCGTGAGCACATCAACCGTTACAGCTTAAACAGGAAGTGATCATGACTGAAGAACAATACAGGACTTATGCGCGAGTAATAGTGGTTGGTCGTGAATTCATCTCATTTAATCACAACACTATTTCATCTGTTACAGGATTAACACCAGCAAGGGTCGGAACTATTCTAAGAAAGCTACTTGCATTTAAGTGTGTAGAGCATGTTGAAACAAAGAGCCGTAAACGCACTCGCCCAATCAATAACTACGCCGTTACAGACGATGCAATTACTAGACTGAGAAGCCAGTTTGAAAAAGAACGAATGGCTAACCTCCCTCTCTTCCCAAAAGCTAAAAAGGTTGAAGCAAAGAAACCTAGAAAAGTGCTGGATGATTTTATGTGTGGATTGTCATTTGTCGATAAGGCAAACACCACAGGCATGGGTAATCCAATGTTGATGAAAATAGACTCGTTACTCAAAGGAGTTCGCAATGAACTGCATGTCATGCAATAGACAGCTAACAGATGAAGAAATTTACGTGTGTAGCAAGTGTGCTGATGAATACGCTCATTTGGAAGTGATGGATAAAATCAAAGGAGAGGGAGATGGCGAACTTACGCAAAGAAGCTCGAGGTCGTGAATGCCAAATAAGAATACCGGGTGTCTGTAATGGCAATTCTGAAACTGTCGTCTTGGCTCATTATCGAATGTCTGGTATTTGCGGTACCGGAATAAAACCTAATGATATTTTTGGTGCTTGGGCGTGTAGCGCCTGTCACGATGAGTCAGATAGGCGCACTCACTACGTCGATGCTAAATACGCAAAGCAATGTCATTTAGAAGGTGTTATTCGCACTCAGGATATTCTCATCAAGGAGGGTAAGATTAAGGTATGAACGAGTATCACTTAAAACTGCCGTGGCCACCGAGCAATAATACCTACTGGAGGCACTGTAGAGGCAGGCACTACATATCACCTAAAGGCACAAATTACCGAAAGCAAGTAACAGATTACATCAAGCAACACAACCTAGACGTAAAAACCACTTCCCGCATCAAAATAGTCATTACAGCAAATCCCCCAGATAAACGACAAAGAGACCTCGATAACTTGCCAAAGGCAGTTTTCGATTCGTTAACTCATGCTGAATTTTGGGGCGATGATAGCCAAATTGATGATATGCGGATCCGTCGAGGTGAAAAGGTTACTCATGGCTCATTAGATATCACGATATGGGAGATAGATGATGTTCACTGACTTAATCGCAGCTATTGAAGAAGCAAGATATTTAAAATCCAGATCAGGCGGTCGAGTTAACTTCTGTGTAATGCAGGTTATGGACTATATGGAAGTGGTTAGCGGATTAATGGATGGCGTTAGGGTTTTATATACAACGGCTAATGATGATTATCACACAGTATTACCGGAGGTGAGATGAGCTATATCGGAGAAAAGGAATTAACAGATGAGCAATTTCGCTGGCTTGATGGATGGTTAAATCTGTGGGGGGCGTGGGTATATTCTGGTCGTATCGATATTCGTATGATCAACATGATTTATAAATTCATGCAAACAGTAGAGCCAAGTAAAAACCCATCAAGACCTATGTGCAATGACGATGAAGGAATGTTGATTTCTCAGGTCGTAGATTCAGTCATCGCCACTGACACACAGGCCTATGGAATATTACTAAGTTATTACGCTCATGGTTCATCTAAGTTGTCGATTGCATCTTACTATCACCGAGTTGCAAAACCACGCAAAATGCAAACCAAGGGTGGCAATAGATTTAAAAAGCCATCACTTGGAACTTGCAGAAATGATGTTGATGCAAAACTCAAGGCTGCTCAGTGGTTATTGTACGAACCTCTGCGAAATGCAATGAATAATCGTAAACGTGTAGCTAAAGTAAAGAAAATAACTGAACTTTGCTATTGACTTATAATATCAAATTAGCAATACTAATCAGGTAAGTTGCTTTACGTGACTCTTAAGTTTACTTACCTTGTTAACCGAAAGGTTGATTGACACTACGGAAAGACGTGTAGCCTTGATGGGTAAGGCGTTATGAGAATCTGGGGAGCGTCAGATTTAAACCATCCTTGAACCGCTCGACAATTCCAAGACCTCGCTTCGGCGGGGTTTTTTGTTACCGAAACAGTGCCCCTCATAGTCCCTACGTAGAACGGAGAGATCTGGTTTGCGATACGTTTGGGGCTTTCTATTTTAATTCCCCTGAATTCGAGGGGATAACTGAATACGGGTAACAACGGGCATATCGCCTTAGTAAATCCCGATAGGTGCATGAGTAACGTTCCATGCCGTCAGCCCACGAAACGGGCATCAATTTCAACTCTCCGGAATTTCCGGATAGTTCACATGTTCGGTTATTCCGAACAACTCATTCAGAAGATCGCTTAGGCGGTCTTTTTTCGTATATGCCGACCACAGAATCAATCACAACACCTCACGTTCACACAAGAGCTGTGAGTCGGCGTTCTATTAACTAATTCCTCCAAAAAGGAGGCGGTATGACACGAATGGACGAGAAAGACAAATTCAGTGCCACCGCATGGGGTGTCATATTCGCTATATCCCTATACGGCGGATTGGCTAGATACATTATTGACAATAAACGTAATGGTTATCGGTGGAGCTGGGTAGGGGCAATTATGCAAATGTTCGTATCTGGCTTTGCTGGAATGATGGGCGGTCTTATATCAATAGAGCTTAACGCCTCATTCTACTACACGTTATTTACGGCTGGCTTATGTGGTTCCGCTGGCTCTTTAGCATTGGATTTCTTCTGGGATAAGTTTACAGGGGGTAAGAAGTGAGTAGACCAGCACGCGGTGAGCGCAATAACAACCCAGGCAATATTCGGCATGGTTCAAGATGGCAAGGGCTATCAGCACAGCAAACAGATCCGAGCTTCTGCCAATTTGTATCACCTGAGTACGGTATACGGGCCATCTATAAGTTACTGCAAACATACCAAAATAAATACGAACTCAATACTGTCGAGTCGATTATCGATCGATACGCTCCGCCAAATGAAAACAACACTGTTGGCTACATCAATCGAGCAGCTAAGGATATCGGTGTTAGCGTAAATGAGCCTATTAACGTTTCATCTAAACAGGTTGCTATTGCATTAGCTACGGCGATTGTTGGTGTCGAGCTTGGGTATCAGCCGTACAGTCAGAAAGTTTTTGAAGATGCTTGGTTGTTGTTATGAGTAAGAAGTTGCTAATTGCCTGTGCTGTGATGATGACGTTGTTATTTATCATGACTCGATGGCAGGCAGGAAAAATCGATGAGCTGAAAGAATCAAACCAATCACTCACTGAACAACTCTCACAACAAGTCGACATCAACAAAGACTATCAAGCCCGTATCACTCGACTAAATCAACTCGATATTCGTCACTCACAGGAGTTAGCCAGTGCAAAGAATGAAATTGACACTCTTCGTGATGCTGTTAGCTCTGGCTCTAAGCGGGTGTACGTCAAAGCCGAGTGTCCAACAGTCACCAAGAATTCCACCGAAAGCGGAAGCAATGAAACCACCGCACGACTTAACAAAGCAGTTGAACAAGATTATCTACGTCTCAGAGAAATGATAGTCGAGAACGAACAGCAAACTTTGTATTTGCAGAATTATATTAAAACGGAGTGTTTACGATGAGGGCTAGACTACTAGCAATTCTTATTGATGTGGTGGTTGCTGCATCACTATATTTTGGGTTGACTCTGAACAATGAAGGGCTAACTAATATCGGGTATTTCACAGGTTGGCTATTTGCTGCCATGGGGATATTACTTATCTTCGTTGATAAAGAGAAATTCGCAAAAAACCACAAACACCAGTCTATAGCGTGGCGAACTTATGATGTATTAACCGATGTGGCTTATGTAACTTTTGCTGCATATTCTGGCTGGTTCGTGCTTGCTACATTCTTTGCTATTGCTTCGATAATCAAAGCTGCAATAAAGAGTGACGCTGAAAAATCTTTACTAAAGGCCAAACAGGAAAGCAATACGGGAAATTGAACAACAACGATCCTCGCAATAGCGGGGATTTTTAATGGAGAAATATCATGGCAGTAGAAGGTTCAGATAATCCAGTTAAATTCCGTGAAGAATTGGATAAAAGCATTCCAAAAGAATAAAAAAAGCCCAGCATGGGGGCTGGGCAAACTAACAAGATATCAATCAAAGTGTAGCGATAGCTACTTAGTATAGCTTAAGTAAATATATATATCAGCAATTAGATAAGTCGTTTATCCATTAAGGAGAGTGATCATATCTTGACTGCTAGGAACAGACTAGAAGTGGCTTAGCAGTGTATCGCTAAGCTGCGAACTCTACACATTTCACTCTGTGCATTCACCGCGCAATTAAAAACACTCACAGAACCTTACAGAAAGTCGAACCTGAGAAAAACCGTTAATGGTGTTTTCTGTGGGGCGGTTATTTCTGGTGAACAGGTTCGCTTTTCTATAAGGAAATACACCATGTCTTTAGTGGAAATTAAAAAGTTTGATTTGTTAACTAGCTCTTCTGCAATCGCCGATGGAGTTAAAAAGAAACACAAAACAGTAATTCAACTTGTTCGTCACTATGTCGATGACCTTAATGAATTTGGAAGGGTAGCATTTGAAATGCGATCCTTTGATACCGATGGTGGACGACAAAAACAACAAGTGGCGTTACTTAATGAACATCAGGCGACATTGTTAATTACATACATGCGTAATAATGATGTCGTTAGAGCGTTTAAGAAAAGGCTTGTTTCTGAATTCTTTAAAATGCGGTCTGCTTTGGCTGCCAAAAAACTAGATAGAAACACATCAAGATTGGAATACAAACCAATGACTGATGCTGTTAAAAGGTCGAGAGAGGAGCAAGGCAAAACTATTTCACCTCATCACTTTAGTAATGAGGCAGACTTAATTAATCGCATTGTGCTTGGTATGACATCTGCTAAGTTTCGTGTTCATAACGAAATAGGAAAGAAAGAGCCTATTCGCGATTACTTAACTCCAGAGCAAATACATTGCGTAACTGAATTGCAAAGAGCCAATACAGTGTTTATCTCAATGGGATGGAACTTTGAACAACGAAAGGATGAATTAACTAAGTTGTTTAATAAAAACCATAAGCAACCATTGCTCGATGAGATGCATAGATTGGCGGCATGAGGATATCACTATGAAAATAAAAAAAACTGGACTAACAACAGGTCAATCTTTTGCAATATTAGCCATATTTATGGTTGTAGCTCTATCAATAAGTTTCTTCTTGTCATGGTGCTTGCTACATATTTGGAACTGGTTTGCTGATTCAGCAGGATTCGACTTGGCAATAAACATCAACTGGGGAACTGTAGTTGGATTGTCGGTAATTCTATGGGTTCTTAAGTCGATATTTGGCAAGAAAGAATAGGCCCTAGTGGCCTTTTTTATTGGGTGGGATATGAAAACAGGAACACTGCATTACAAAATGACACTGCGCCGTTATATGAAACCAGCGCTAATCATCGCTGCGTTAACTAATTGGCGATGGCTTACGGACTTATGCTTTAAGGTTGAAGTTGTACATCAAGGGCAAGAAGTGGAGTTGAGTAGTGAATAAATATCACGTAATAGCAACTAAGAAAGACGGTACAACCTACGAAGGCATGATGACCACTAAAGAGCCTCGCGTAACTAACGGGTTAATCGGTATCGCATCACTCGATGGCTCATGGGTATACATATCACCTGATGAGATTAGTGATATTAAATATGTACCAGTGGTTGAACAGTAAATATTAAGGAAAGGGTATGGGACAACAATCTAAACAGGTTGGTTGCCCTAGCAAGCTGACTAATGAGCTAATCGCTAAGGCAAAGGAATACCTGTACGGCGGTTACAAAGAAAATGAAGGTCAGGTTATACCTAGTATTGCAGGTTTGGCGTGTTATTTGGGAATAGCTCGTTCAACTGTTTATGAGTACGGAAAGCAAGATAGTGATCTAGGTCGTGAGTTTTCGGACACGTTAGACGGAATTATGGCATTTCAGGAAATGAAGCTAATTAATAGCGGATTGACTGGTGACTTTAATGCAACAATCACAAAACTAATGCTGGCTAATCACGGGTACTCTGAGAAGCAAGAAGTTGATCACACCTCATCTGATAATTCGATGTCGCCAACAAAAATAGTTCTGGTTGCCGGAGGTGACAATGACGGTAGCGAGGATTGAAATACCACCTAAATTAATTCCAGTTTTTGAAGGTAATTATCGCTATCGCTGCTCACATGGTGGGCGCGGTTCCGCAAAGACGAGAACATTTGCATTAATGACGGCTATTCGTGGCTACATGGCTGCAATGAATGGTCAGTCAGGCGTAATACTTTGCGCTCGTGAGTACATGAACTCATTAGAAGAATCATCAATGGAAGAGGTTAAACAGGCGATTAGGTCTGTGCCTTGGTTAAATGACTTCTACGAACTAGGTGAGAAATACATTCGTACTAAATGCCGCTCTGTTAGCTATGTTTTCGCAGGGTTGCGACATAACTTAGATAGCATCAAATCCAAGGCGAGAATATTAATCGCTTGGGTGGATGAAGCTGAATCAGTATCAGAAATAGCATGGACAAAACTCGCCCCTACAGTTCGTGAGGCTGGCTCTGAAATATGGGTGACATGGAACCCTGAACGAGACGGTAGCGCGACAGATAAGCGATTTAGAAAGAATCCTCCTGATAATGCCGTTGTTGTTGAGATGAACTACGGTGATAATCCGTGGTTTCCATCAGTGCTTGAAGAAGAGCGATTAAGTGATCAGGAAAGACTGGACTCTGCTACTTACGCATGGATTTGGGAAGGCGCTTATCTTGAAAACTCCGATAAGCAGGTATTAGCAAATAAATACGTTGTTAAATCGTTCCCTGATGATTTATGGCAGAAAGCAGACAGACTACTATTCGGTGCAGACTTCGGCTTTGCTAAAGACCCAAATACATTACTACGTCAGTTCATTTTAAACGACTGCTTGTACATCGAGTATGAGGCATACGGAATAGGTGTTGAGCTTGACCACATGCCAGCGTTTTACGACAAGATACCTGAATCTCGCAAGTGGCCAATTAAAGCAGACTCAGCACGACCTGAAACAATCAGCTATTTAAAGCGCCAAGGTTTCAATATCTCTGCAGCTAAAAAATGGCAAGGTAGCGTAGAAGATGGCATTACACATCTACGCGGATTCAAGCAAATAATCATTCATCCTCGCTGTAAAGAAACAGCAAAAGAAGCCCGTCTTTACTCGTATAAAACAGACCGGATCACAGGTGAGGTTCTTCCCATTATTGAGGATAAGAACAACCACTGCTGGGATGCGGTTAGATATGGTCTTGATGGGTATATCACACAAAAATCAAATGCAGGCCTATTGGTTCCAAAACGATTACTGAGGCGATAATGCAAGAAAACATGAAACTAGCCGTCAATCACATGGTGAGTGACGCGATAGCTCGTGCCCGTATGGCTTTGGTTAATCCAACCATGGGGCTTGATGCGAAGCGATCATCTGCTTGGTGTGAGTACGGATTCAAACAAGATTTAACCTTTGAGGATTTATATAAGTTATTTCGCCGTGGTGGTATTGCCTTTGGTGGGGTAACAAAACTCGTAGGTAATTGCTGGAAAACATCACCTCAAGTGATTGAGGGTGACAAAGCAGATAAATACAAGAAAGAAACAACTTGGGAAGCTTCATTTAAAAAGTACGTGAATAAGCGTATTTGGAAAGCGTTCAAAGAAGCAGATCAGAAGCGTCTTGTTGGTCGTTATGCGGGTTTAATTCTTCATATCAATGATAGTGGAAAGTGGCATGAGCCTGTAACGAAGTCAAAGTTACTTAAAAATGCAACGCCAGCATGGGCGAATGCAATTAAGCCTACTGATTGGGTGACTGACATTAATTCTCCTAATTACGGTCAACCTAGCATGTGGCAGTACACGGAGACGCTACCAAATGGTGGGACTAGAAATATCAATATTCATCCGGATAGGATTTTCATTCTAGGTGATTATTCAGTTGACGCTATCGGCTTTCTTGAGCCTGCCTATAACGCCTTTGTAAGTCTTGAAAAGGTTGAGGGGGGTTCTGGTGAGTCATTCCTTAAAAACGCAGCAAGACAGCTAAATATCAACTACGACAAAGAGTCTAGGTTAGATGAAATAGCAAGAATGTACGGCGTTGATGTTTCTGGCTTGCAGGAAATATATAACGAAGTTGCCAGAGAAATTAACATCGGTAACGATTCGGTTCTTGTTACTCAGGGGGCTAACGTTTCACCTCTGGTTAGTGCTGTATCAGATCCGACACCAACCTATATGGTTAACCTACAAACAGCATCTTCAGCGCTTGATATCCCTGCAAGGATACTTGCAATGACTCAAACAGGAGAGCGCGCCAGTACAGAGGATAACCGGTATTTCAATTCACGATGCCAATCGCGCAGAGAAAGCGAGCTCGCTTTTGAGATAGAGGACTTCATCGACCACCTAATTAACATCAAGGTACTAGAGCCTATCGGTGAGAAAACGGTTGTTTGGGATGATTTAAACGAACAGTCATCGATGGATAAGCTTGATAGCGCTGAGAAGATGAGTCGAGTTAATCAAACTGCCCTCTCTACTGGTGAGCCAGTGTTTAGTGTCGAAGAAATTAGGGCGGCGGCTGGCTATGAAAATTATAGCGAAGAGCCATTAGGTGAAACTGATGAAAATACAGAAGATAAGGACGGCGATAAGACCCGGAACGAAAGCTGATCCAACATCAGTCGATAAACTAGAACGTGGCGCAATGAGAGAGTTTGCGAAACGCATTCGAAGAATATCAAAAGGCTATATTCAACTTCTTAATAGAATCCCCTCTGAGCCAGTCGTCAATAGAAAATACCAATTCGATTTAGACCCTAACTATCTATCAATACTGTTGAGAGATGGTGAGCTAATGGTTGATGAGGTGCTTTTGAATGGAGGCGAGTTTGGTAACTTTCTTTTCCTTGAGTATGTGAGCACAGCATACGAAAGAGGAACAGCGCAGCAGTATGCAAACTTAGCACAGCAATCAACTGTCTACGCAGCAACTCAACAAAGTGTTGCAACGATACTGATGAGTGAGCCATATCAACTAAGAATGGCTCTAGTTCGCGCTCGTGTGTTCGAGGAAATGAAAGGGTTGTCAGGTCAGGTTAAAGCTGACATGGCTCGCATTCTTACGGATGGTATCGCGAGAGGTTTAAACCCTCGTGAAGTAGCGAGAAACCTAACCAATCAAGCTGGCATTGAAACTCGCCGAGCTAAGCGGATAGCAAGGACAGAGATACCAAGCGCATTGCGTAGGGCACGATTAGATGAAGCTGACGAAGCCAAGGAAATGCTTAACCTTGAAACTCGTGAGATTCATATTTCAGCACTAAGCCCAACAACAAGAGCTAATCATGCCGCTAGGCACGGGAAGATGTTTACGTCTGATGAACAGCGTGATTGGTGGGCTCGTGATGCTAATTCAATTAACTGTAAATGCTCAACTGTAACCGTTCTTGTTGATAAAGACGGCAAGCCTTACAACAAGACTCTCATCAATAAACTGTTAGAGGAAAAAGAAGCCATGAAAGAACGTGGTTATCAATGGGCGGAGGAATAACTGATGCCAATTCAAGTAAACGTCACGACCAAGGTTAATAGCGCCTCTATTCGGCGTGAAACATACAACGGTCGTGAACACATTATTATCCCAAGTTATACGCTTCCAGCAAACGTCATTATGAATGGTGGATTATATCCAGCAAGTGAGATTGACGCCCATTACCGAGAGTTAGAAGGCACTCCTGCGCCATTAGGCCACCCTACGCTTGATGGTCAGTTTGTATCAGCGCTTTCTTTCGAGGGTCTTAATGTTGGGTATATCGGCGCAGCAAACAGAAATGTTTCCAAGGTCGGTAATCGCATCTATTTAGAAAAGTGGATAGATGTAGATAAGGCTAAAGAGTCAGAAGGCGGTAAAGAAGTTCTTCAGCGCGTCGAAGCGATTGAAAGTGGTGAAAGTTCAGAGCCAATTCATACGAGCGTTGCTGTTTTTCTTGAGCAGATCGAAGCAAACGAAGAACAGAAAGCGCAGGGTTATAACTGGATTGCAAAGATACACAGCATGGATCATGACGCAATTCTGCTTTATGAGTCAGGCGCAGCAACACCAGCTCAAGGTGTCGGAATGATGGTTAATGCTGACCAAGCCACAGAGGTTAAAACTAACAGTGGCGCTCTAGTTGGTGAAACTTATCGTGAAAAATCACATCGCCTTGAAATGGCCGCAAAGAAACAGTTCGTTGCTGGTGATGGTTACGTGTGGGTATCGGACTTTACAGACACTCATGCAGTAATCGTTATCGATGGAGGTAATGCAAAACTACATTCCTACACAAATGAAAATGGCAACATCACCTTTGATGCGCAAGGCGAAGAAGTTGAGCGTCAAGAGTCGTGGGTGAAGGTTGTAACAAACAAACTTAAATCAGCTTTCAGTAAACCGCAGGCAAGCCCTGCAATCAATAACAGCACGGAGGGCGACATGCCTTTAACTCAAGAAGAAAAAACAGAGCTTTATTCAGAAATCGGTAATCAAATTGCTGCGAACGTAACAAAAGCATTGGAAGGTATCACGTCAAAAATTGATACGCTGCAAGCCAATCAAGATCAGTTAAAAGAAACTTTAACCGTAAATCAACGCGCAGAAGAAGCAGAAATGCGTAAAGCAGTTGCCGAAAAATACGGTGAAGTGGTGGCTAACTCACTGCAAGGTCAAGCACTGATCGACATGCATAAACAAATTGGTGACGCAGCAAGTTTGGCCGGCAACTCAGGCGCACAGCAAGAGCAAACTGGCGCACCAGATCCAGCAGCATACTTTGGAGGTGCTAAATAATGGCTACTAGTCGCTATCGCCGTGTAAACATTGACGGTAAATCAATCACAGAAACTCGCGCAGCAAAAGCAGTTACACTTCCGGGCACTTTTGTTGTTATTAACGCAGACAATGAGTTCGCTCAAGCCACCGCATTATCCGGTCGCATTTATGTAACCAATCCAGCATATCACCAAGGGCTATCTATTCGTGATGGCGTTCCTATTGGTGATTCTCTAGTTGGTGAGTATGTAGAAGAAGGTCGAGAGTTGGCTGTATTAGTTCCTGCTGGCACTTATAAAAAAGACTCTCCGATCAAACTTGGTGCTGATGGTAAAGGCGCTCTTGCATCCGCTGATACGGAATCAGTAATTGGCTACTCTCAGGATGAAGTGACGCTAAAAGCTGATGATTTCATTCGTGTTCGCTTTCGTGTTGGCACTGTGGCTACTGCAACTACTGATCAATAAAAAGGAAAAAACATGTTTTATACTGCTGAAACTTTAGCAACAAATAGCCGACTGCAACGTCAGTGGGATAGCCTATGGGCTACACGTAATATCTATAACACGCAACATAACCTGATGATAAACCAGTATCGGAATGTTATGGATGGTGAGACTTTAGCGGCAAACCAGTCAGGCGGTTTCTCTAAGGACTTTTGGAAAGAAGTAGATAACAATATTATTCAGTTGCGCGACCAAGAAACAGGCATGGAAATCGTCAATGATTTAATGGGCCTGCAAACAGTGTTACCAATTGGCAAAACAGCGAAACTGTATAACGTGGTTGGCGATATTGCTGATGACGTATCAATCAGCATCGATGGTCAAGCGCCATACTCTCATGATCACACCGATTATGGTTCTGATGGTGACCCAATCCCAGTATTTACCGCTGGCTTTGGTGTTAACTGGCGCCATGCGGCGGGGTTAAGCACAGTTGGTATTGATCTTGTTCTTGATTCTCAAACTGCAAAAATGCGTCAATTCAATAAGAAAGTAGTTAACTACTTCTTAAATGGTGATGCATCTATTAGTGTTGAGGGATACAAAGGCCAAGGCCTGAAAAATCACCGCAACACAGCGAAAATCGACTTAGGAGCTTCTGGTGCTAATATCGATTTAACCACAGCCGACTTGCCTGCATTGTTAGCGTTCTTTGGTTTTAGTGGTGCGTTCGGTCAGACTGCATTCAACAACAAAGTGGATGCTTACGATGTAATGTGGGTGAGTTACGAAGCATGGGGTAACTTAATTAAGCCTGTGGTTGTTTCTGTCGGTGCTGGTGCTGGTAATAGCGTGGTAAATGGTCGCATTATCGACACATTACTACCGTATGCTGGCGTGAAAGAAATTCGCCCTACTTATGCGCTTAAAGGCTCTGAGTTTATCGCTTATCAACGCCGTAAAGATGTAGTGACACCGTTAGTTGGTATGGCAACAGGTGTTGTTCCTAAACCTCGCTTTATGCCACAGGAAAACTACAACTTCCAAATCATGAGCGCAGCAGGTCTGCAAATTACTCGTGACGGTGACGGCAAGTCTGGTGTGGTTTACGGTGCCAAACTGAGCTAAGGATCTGCAATGACAAAGTACGAGGTTATTATCCCTTGGCATGGTGTCGAAAAGGGTCAGGTGGTTGAGTTAGAAAATCTTCACCCAGCCTTTAAGGCTAATGTTAGAGCATTATCTAATGATGCCGCTGAATTGGTTCCAGCCACACCAAAAGCCAAGTCTAAAAAATACAAAGACGAATAGCCGCGAAAGCGGTTTTTTTATGCCCTCGAAAGGGGGCTTTGCTTTGTGAGGTAATCATGATCACAAAAGAGCAAGCCAAAGAGTACCTGACAGGGCAGGGAATAGAATTACCTGATTTTATTCTCGAAGCACTTATTGAGCAGGTAGGAAGTATTCAGGAATGTCTTGATAAACACTATCCATCAGCAACCGCACTATTAATCCAGATGTATCTGCTTTCACTTATGGCACTTGGTCAAGGTGATAAGTATATCAGCTCACAAACAGCACCTAACGGCGCATCACGCTCATTTCGATATCAATCGTTTGGTGATAGATGGAAGGCGGCTGCATCACTCTTGCGTGGCTTGGATAAGTACGGTTGTGCAAATGATTTAATACCAGCCGATCCAACTCAAACTGCTCACGCTGGTTTGTGGATAGCGAAAGGCGGCTGTATGTGTAGGGGGGTGTAATGAGTTCAGTTGCAAATTGGGCTTACACCTCGTGGGCTACTTTATGGCGACCAAACGGAAAAGATAAATACGGCAAAGTTACATTCTCAGAGCCGGTTCATTTTCTTTGTGGCTATGGTAGTGAGCTTAAGTCTGGAAAGTTAGATATTGGCTCTGAAATAACCATTAAGCTAGTTTTTTGGACTGAATATGCAGATGCTAAAAAAGGTGACTTTATCGCTATCGGCAAGCACTCAGGCGATCCGTTATCTGTCGGTGCTGATGAAATAAAATTCATCAAACGCGATGAAGACCTATTTGAGCATATTGCAGATGACTACACTCTGATAACGGCGGTGTGATATGGGCGTAAAAGTAAGGGGTATTTCTCAGGCTAACGCAAACCTTAGAGCGCTTGTTGGTGACATACAAGGTAAGAAAGTGATGAGAGCTATTCAGTCAGCTTTGTTGATTGGTAGTGAGCTATCATTCTTATACACGCCGATTGGTGACACATCAACCCTGATAAACTCACAATTCAGAGAGGTCAAGATTAACGGAACATTAGTTACTGGTAGGGTTGGTTACTCCGCTAACTATGCAGTTTACGTTCATGATCCTAGAGTTAAGCAAAAATTCAGACGCTCAACGGCAAAGAAAGAGTTTCTAAAATTGTCCTTCGAGGAGGCGAGAGCTGATATAGACAGAGCAGTTAGACGGGAGCTTCAAATATGATACATGAGAAGTTTGAGCGCTACTTAAACAGAGGTAATTTACTAGATGGTTTCATTGTTCAAAGGTTTGCGTGGGACGAAGAAGAAGATACAAGACACCAGCAATACGCAGTTATTCAACCTGATGATAGTAGCGGTCGATTTGCTGATTTAGGTGCTGATGATTTCGTGGTACTTATTCTTGTGTCTGCATGGAAAGACCCTGAGCCAACAGTGATAAGAGCTAATGAAATTCTAAATTACGTTGCTAACAACTCGTTAGATTGCGAACTCAATTCAATCTACAACTTAGGTGGCCTACCAAGGCCGATACCGACAGAAGAAGGTCGCTTTATCCTTAAGCTTTCTTTCCGCTGTACATCTTAAATTAAACACATCTCAACAGGTCGCTTATGC